TCAGGGGCTGCGGATTGTCCGGCAGAGGGGCGCTGTGCCTGCATGGCGGTGGCCCGCATGCTGTCGAGCAACTGGGTCACCGACGCCTTGCGCTTGTCCTCACGCAGCCGGTCGATGTCGGTGCGGGAGAAGCCAAACTTCTCCAGCGTCACCTCGGACTCGGCGATCCACGGCAACGTGGCGACGGTCTTTGCCATCGCGTCGGCGGAGGAGGCGCGAGACGGGGTGGACGGGTCGCGCCAGACCACCTGGAGCTTCTTCAGCTCGTCGGTCTCTTCCGACAGGCCGTCGCGCAGCATCACGGCGTTACGCATGGCACCGACCCAGCCTCGGCCGAAGACGCGGTTGGCGTGCTCGCACTCGACGATCAGGTCTTCCTTGGCCGCGTAGATAGCCTCGGCGCTGGAGGGGTTGTCCTGCACGACGCCGAGAGAGGACACCGGGATGTTGGTCTCACCGGCGAACAGCGTTGCCCATTGGCGTAATTGGTCGCTGTGCGGCTGCATTGACGCCTGCGGGAATTGGCCCAGTTCCGGCTTGTAGGCCGGGTCGAGCTCGTCGTCGAGCAGCGGCGGCTCCAACGCGATCATGCGGCCCAGGACGGCAGACCAGCCGCCATCCTCGAAGGCCGCCGCAGGGACATTCAGGGCCCAGCGTTGCGGCGCCGTGTAGAACTCGGCGCCGATTTCCGAACGCACCACGGTGCGAAGGGCGGAGTCAGTGATGCTCATGACCGAGCGGGTGATCCGGCTCCGACCGAACGGGAGGTTCAGCCGTGGGTTGAACGGCAGCAGCTCGACGGGTACATGCCCGAGGCTGTGCCTGCGCTCATCCACACGCCATTTACCGCCGTCGACGTCGCGGCTCATGATCAGCACGCGGTCGGGTAGGTACATCACCATCGTCAGCGGGGTGAGGCCCTCGCTGCGTTCGATGATGGACAGGGCCGCGGACAGTTCCCGGCGCCGGGAGTCCCAGAGGCCGGTGGCGTCAAAGGCGCTCTTGGCCATCATGATTACCGGCGGCTCGCCGGACTGCTCGTCGCCCAGGATGGTGCAGACGAAGCTGCAGGAGTGAATCATGGCGCTGTCGTGCGCCATCGACGACTCGATCTCCATGCGGTTGTCGAGCCACACCTCGTCGATACCCATATTGGCGACGTCGGTGCCGGGGATGACGAAGCCCTCGAGATTGCACCGGCGAGAGAGGCTGTCAACGGCCTTGGCGGGCCATCCGAGCACGGCTTCGAAGTTTCTGAACTTGGGCGGGACCGATACGCCGAGATCGCGGAGAACGTACTTGGCGCTGTAATACTGCTCCTTGAGCAGATTGCGCGGTGTCTTGTAGTCCAGTTGGTTCAGTAGCTCTGTCAACGTCGCCTGATCGGCTTCGGACAGGCCGGGGATGTAGAGAAGACTCAACTCAGCACCCGTACCTTTCTCGTGCTCTTCGCGGCGGCGGGACGGGACTCGGCCGTGGCTCCGAAGAGGGCCAAAGTCGCTGCGACGATCGGATATATCTGGGATGTGGGGTCACTGCGGTCGAGTGCCCAGCCGCCCGCGTCCCGGATGGGGCGGCGGCGTGCCGACAGGATGGCGTCGGTGAGTTTCTTCTGTGCGGCGTGAGTCAGGGTGTCGGTGGCGATGCGGTTCTCCAGCAGCCCGCACGCCTGGCCCATCGTCGTGGCCGAGGTGACGACCACCTTGCACCGGCGCGACTTCAATTCCTGCACAAGGGATGCCGCCGGGGATGCCGCGTCGAGCACCACGGGGATACGGCGACCGGCACGGGCGGTCAGCCATTCGACGGCCAACGCGGGGTCGCTACCGTCCCAGACGGTCTCGATATGGGCGTTGTCGCCCTCCACCCAGCAGGCCGCGATGCTGATGTCGCGACCGTGGCTCATATCCACCCCGAGAGAAGAGGGGCGCGCACTGTCGGTGGGGCCGACGTCGGACATCGCCTTCCACTGCTGTGGCGTGGTGAGCGGCTTGTGAACCGACACCTCGTCCCATACACCCAGCGCCTCACGGCGGAAGCTGTCGTCGGAGAGGTTTTTCTTCATACGCAGCATGGCCCGCTCAGGGGTTCTCTGCGGGAAGCTGGGGTTGGCCCTACGCCATTGCCTGCGGTCGAGTAGATCGCAGCCCTCGTCGGCGCTCAGCTCGATGTAGAGGGTCTCCTGGCTCTCCCCCGCCAACGCGTCTTGGCGGATCATGGTGAACACTTCGCCGGGGTCTCTGGGCCGCGGCGGCGTACCGGCCAGGATGGTCAGTGGGTTGGCCGCGACGTTCTGGCTGGCGATCATGTCCTCGAGGGCGCTCTCGGTAAGGATTTGCGCCTCGTCGAACACCAGGATCGACACGTTGGTGAAGCCGCGGCCGAAGCCAGCCTCGCGGGCGCCGAAGAGGATTCGGGAGCCGTTGGTGAAGGTGATCGCCTCGTCCCCGCGGGCCCGTACGACCGACTTGATGTGCGGTGCGACCTTCTCCTGCGCGGCCATGCCGCCCATGGAGTTAAAAGTCTCTTTCGCGGTCTTGACGCGGTGGGCGGTCCATATGCACGTCAGTCCAGGATTCAGGAGACACAGCGCGAACACGCTGGCCGCCATGAAGAAGGTCTTGCCCACCTGGCGGGGGATGCTCATGGCCACCAGGTCGGCGGCGTAGAGGCCGTCGCCGCGCTTGCCGAGCAGCAGCTTTCCGGCATCGTCCTGCCAGCCGTCGAACGACCAGCCCAACCGCGCGCATGTTTCGCGCACGGCGGGCCAGCCGGTCTTCGTCAGCCCTTCTGGGGCGACGACGTAGCGGGCGACCTCAGAGAGTCGCTGCGTCGAATGGTTCGTCATCGGTGTCGGCGACCACGGAGTGCTCACCGGCGGACTGTTGGTCGATGGTCTCGATCTCCTTAGCGACGTCCTGGAGCCGCCGGGTGAGGGCAGCGAGGTCGCGCGGAGGACATGAGGGGTCCTCGACGGTGGAGGCGATCCGGTCGCGCATGGCGACCAGCAGGGCCCGGCGGTCACCGCTGCGGGCGGCCTCGCCGATCGTCACGGGCGGTGTGGGTGTCTCAGTGTCGGCCACGGGATGTCCTTCTGGTCGGTTGCTTTTCGAACGACCCGCCGGAGAAGTTGGTGATGAGTAGCTCGGCGCTGTTGCGGCCCACGCCGCGGGTCATGCAATAGCTCCACGACGGGTGGTGGAACAGCATCGGCGGCTCTGAGTACAGATCGCGCACCAGCGGGTGGTCGTCATAGGACACAGCGACGCTGTGCGTCTCGGACAGCGCGTAGACGGTCTCGGCCAGTTGTTTATGGTCCTGGTCGTTGAAGACGTGGGTATAGAGCTTCGAGCCCTTCACGACGTAGGGCGGGTCAAGGTAGATCAGCGACCCGTCCGGGGCGTCTGCCGCGGCAGAGGTGTAGTCGCGGTGGGAGATGGTCAATCTTCCGGTGCCATGCCACTCGGCGACCTGCCGGATACCGGCGGCAACTTTTTCGCGCTGGAAGAGTTCCGACAGTGTCTCTCGGGCTTCTCCCCGCGCGACCCGCTCATCGTTGTCGGCGCGGAACCGTATCCCCGACATGAAGAACGAGCCGCCGAAGCTGGATCGGTTGATGTAGAGGGCCTGTAGGGCTCGGGTCTGGTCGTCCAGACTTTCCGGCTCCACGGATCGCCACCATTCAGCGCGTTCGCGCGACAGCGGCTCGGACATGAAGTCGGCGATCAATTTCTCCGGCTCCGTGGCGGCCACGGTCCAGAAATTGATCAGATACGGGTCGGCGTCACTGATATGCGCCTGCTGGACTATTCCTGTCTTAAGCAGGCCGAATGACATCGACGCTCCCCCACAAAACGGCTCCACAATGGCCGTGAACGAACGATCGCCCAACCACCGGACAAACTTGGGGGTGAAGTGCGTTTTACCGCCTGGATAGCGCAGCGGGGACACAAAAAGCCGGGCTCCGGACATGGGACCTCGATTTGGGGTTCAAATCACGAAGGAGGCTTCGTGGAAAAATACCAGGGGGGGTA